TAATTTGCTGGTAGCCAAGACGTGTCGTAATGGCTTTGAGGGTCATGGACATATTAAAACCTTCCTGTGAAAGACCGCAACGCGATTATTGTCTCGCCACCAGTTGCGGTCAAGGTGCCGACAAACATGCCGCCTGGGCCGTATTGTATACCTGCCTCTACGGTTGACGGGTCAGGGTACAAGCTGATATGCGCGGCAGAACCTACAACTATTGCGCCTGCACCAGCCAATGTACCACTTGTAGCGTGAGATGTTGTACGGGCTGCACTGCCTGTAATTGTTGCGCCTTGTCCAACCAGTGTGCCAGAACTGCTAAAAGCCCTGAACCTGTTGGCAGATCCTGCAACGGCAGAGCCAGGCCCAACCAATATCCCAGAGGTGGTGTGCAGTGCGTTATGAACTGCTGAACCAACAATTGTGGAGCCTTGGCCTGTCAGTGCGCCAGCGGTGGTATGAGCAACTGCCGCAGATTGGCGATCAGCAGCACCAACAATAATTGCGCCTTGGCCGGCCAGTACGCCGCTGGTAGCGTGTGCGCGGAACCGAGTTGCGCTACCCGCAACGGTAGAGCCTTGGCCGGTCAGTACACCAGAAGTTGTGTGTAATGCTTGGTGAGCTGCGGCACCAACAATTGTTGAACCCTGACCGGTTAACGCGCCAGAAGTGGCGTGCGTTACAGCCGCCGCTGTAGGTACTGACGATAAGGGTAGCTCTGATAGTGAGCTAAAACCCAGCATGGGTTACCCCGGTGTGCGGGTGTCCAGCACCAGCGGACTATTGCCAGCGTTTACCCACGCAATGTATGCAACAAAATCAGCATCTTCAGGCGACTCGCATGGGGAAACAATTTTGCCGTCGCTATCCCGCAAAACAATACCTTCATCAAGAATGATCGTGTACATCAGGTATCCGTTTCGATGTAAACCGACACAATGTCAATTAAGACTGCTGTGGCCGTGGCGTTGTTTGAGCGATATGCGCGATGCGCCAATAGGGTTGTTGACGCAGGAAGTTGTACACCAGCAGAAGCAGCAGTCAACGTGCCAGACGCTTGTACACCTGATGAAATGTTTGTTACTCTATAGCCAACCGAGGTAGCCGTATTGCTGGCGCTAAAAAGCACCAACTCATACAAATCCGTACTGTTGGTTTTTGCTGGAAAACTTGCGCCCAAAGAAATAGGTGTTTGAGCCGCAGACCCACCATAGTAAATAGACAAAGTGGTGTCGCCAGTTGCACACCCAACCCCAATAGCATTTGTAAAAGTTGCTGGTGACGCGGTAACCGTTGGCGCAGCCGTTGAAGATGTCATGCCAACAAACATAATTGCTTGAGCAAGTGTGTCAGCAGAACCGAATCTACACACATAGTAGAACCCGCCCAATCCACTGCCAGCACCAGTGGTGTACTGGGCTGTACCCAAATAATGGCCTCCAGCTTGACCAGCAGTGGCAGCACTGTTGTAACCAAGCCGTCGTGCCCGTGTAAACGCATTGGTAGTTGCTACGTTACGCGCAGTTGCTGTACCCAAAGCTGTAGGTGCTGCTATACCCAGCACGCCGGGAACTGTAGTGGCGTTACCCGGAGGATTCCACCAAGCCACTTTGTTTTGTGAAATAGCAGCCTGAAAAGGTGTATCAAAGCCAGATGGCCCAACCCATTTAGGCAACATTCGGCCTGCAATTGACTTGGCATATATCTCAAGAGTACCCGCTGCTGGCGCAGATGGTTCAGTGGTAATGCCATTTAGCACCATTCCCGGATCGGTGCCAATCAAACTAAGTGTGTTTGTGCTTGAGTTGTATGTGAAGTTTGCACTTGCGCCAAACGCACCAGCATTGTTGTACTGTATTTGCGTGTCTGACCCGGCTACAGCGCCTCCGCCTCCTGCTGCTGCCCATACAAACGCAGAGCCATTCCAAGTCAAAGATGTGCTACCAGTGGTTGGGGCCACAATAAATGATGTCGCACCTGAACCCGTCTGATATGGAATCCTGTTGGCTGCGCCTGCTGCTATGTTGGTTGCTGTGCCTGCCGTAGCGGCGTTAAGGTTTGCAACTTGCGTTGTGGAAGCAACCGTAAAAGGAGCGGTGCCTGTGGCAACGGTAGACGTGATCGGCACTGATAGCGTCAAGTTAGTACCGTTAAGCTGCATTTTGTATGCAGACTTGGCTTGCGTAAATCCACCTACATACCACTGAAATGCGTTGCTGGTGCCTGTGGAATCAGTAGCAAAGACAAAATTACCTGTCTTGCTTGCCCCAGAGGGGGCAGACATAAGCAAATAACCTTCATTGGGAGATGAAATTGAGTACGCAGCATCTGTAAACCCAGAGCTGTTAATTCCTAAATCAACCCATCCGGTAGCATCTGCCCCGTTGTCCGGATACACAACTATGTCAGCAGAAGCACTTGTGCCTGAGTTGTCATTGTGTGCATAGATTTCTACATAGCCATTGGTGTTTGCATTTGCAGAAATCAGGGGATTGGTGAACCCGCCAATTGCGGTTCCGGTTCCAACCGTGACTGAGCCGTTGAAGTCCCAATCACCGTTGTCTAAGGCTTCACCCAGCAAATTCCCACTTGGGCCACCGTTATAGAACTGGATACCGTCTGCGGCACCAACCGTAATCCGACCAAACCCAGAACCGTAATCAATGACAACGCCATCAACAAAGTTGCCTGTATATTGGTCGGTAAAGTAGCCCGTGCCTGCTGCAATCGCTTTGCTGGACGGATATGTACAGAACACATCTTTGGAGCCAGCCGAAAAGTTAACCAGAGAGCCGGCGTTGCTAGACGCCAATACAGTAGTACGGCTTAATGTGGTGCCTGCTGCCGTGTATGTGCCAATACCTACTTCCCATTCACTACCATTTGCAATGGTGTAATAGGTTGTGTTCCCTCCGCCAATAGCGGAAAAAGACTGAAAACCAGCAACTGCACCGGCCAGCGTAACTGTGCCAGTACCAGTGGTAGTGGTCGTTTCCTTGACGCGATCAGCAAGGACTAGCGCCATGTTATGCGCTCAGTGCAGTGTAGGTCAGGCTTGAGCAGGACACCGTATCACCAGCCGCCACCGTCAGACCGTTGGTCATGTTGATGTCGCTGGCGCTGGCTGCTACCGCGCAGTGGATCACCACCGTGCCGCCAGAGGTCTGCAACGTAGCTGTAGCTACCGGAGAGGCATTGCCTGTCGCGTTGGTGTCAGCGGTAATGGCGTTGGCTGTGGCCGTGCCGGTACTGGATGCGCCAAACGCCGTGACACTCAGGGACAGCGTAGCCACCGTGGTGCCAGGTGCGGACACCGTGCCAGCCAGTCGGAAAGCCAGCTTACCAGAAGCCCCAATCAACGCAGTAACTGCGTCCGTTGCGGCATTACGAGCCGCTGTGCTGTGAGTTACCGCCATCTTGAAGCTCCTTTAGTTTCTCCTCGTCGAGAAACCCAACCAGTTCATAAGTCTCTATTTTGCCAGTTTCCTTGCGCTTTACCTCAACTTGGAAGCGCAATTCACCAACCTGACCGCCTAGCTCTATCATGCCAGAAACCGCAGCTTGTACAGTGTGGACAGATACAACTCAACAATGCCGTCAATCAGGTTCTGCAACGGCGTGTCCGTCTTGTCGCACACCTCGTACCGGCATTTTTCAATTTCATCCAGCTGATCTTGCAAGAATTCCACAATGTTGGTGGTCTTCTTGGCGCTCATCAGGCTGATTGGCCCCATAAGGCCATGCCGCCCTTGGTAGGCTTCAGCAAAGCCATCAGCCAAATCCACAATCTCATCATAGAAGGTATTGAGGGCAACATGCTTGGCGTAGCTGCGGGTGTTCAGATGGACGCTGTGCGCCACATCCCGCGCCAGAAACAGCATCCCTACAAAGTCAGCGCATTTCGTGGTCATTGTGTCAGCCCTTCCATTGGAGGCATTTCTCTTGGCATTTCTGGCGCACCACCAATGAGGTCACCAGTGTCCAGTGCTGCGGATATTGTACCCATGACAATATCCTGAATCTGCTCTGGCGTCATGCCGGCCTGCACCGCAGCAATACGCCGTGTCTCAGCCTCAAACGCCTTGATCTGCGCCTCGTAGTCCTGACGCCGCATGTCCTGCGCCTCAATGGACTTGCCGACATTCTGGATCATCTGGTGCATCTGCTCCATTTCCTGACCCATTGCCTGAATTTGCTGCTCGGCAGCCTGCAACTCAGGTGACTTGTCGCCATCGTCCATGAGTTTGGGATCAATCGTCTTGGCAAACCGTTTCGCCATCTCTTGGGCACCCGGCCAGTCCATGTTCTTGACAAACAAATCACCCGCCACGGCCCAGAGTTGGGGATTGCCTTGTAGCAACTGGCTCATGGCATCCAGAGCCTCTTGACGCTTGGTCATGTAGCTTGGGCCAGTGGTCACGCACACATCGTACTTGCCCACGCCAAAGTTGTAGATCTTGTCAATCACAATCCCAGTCTGATCAACAATCCTGTTGATGGGTTCAGGCTGCATGGGATTGACCTTCACCATAGAAGGCGTGCCGTCTTCCCCTACGATCCGAGCCACCCGCTGGGTGTCGTAAATCTTGGGGATCAGGTCAACAATTTGCCGGGTGATGTACCGCACCGCCCGCGCCAAGTTGTCAACATAGTGGTACGTGCCCGTATCACCTTGCTTTTCACGGGCCAGGATAGCACGACCCGAGCGTTCGTTGCTTGTGGCCCCGAGACTCGAATCGTACTGTCCTGTCGTGGATTTAATGTCGTCAGATGCGCCCATCTTGGCCGCAATAAGACCATTTTGCGCCATAGGCGGCTGGGCACGTTGCGGCAAAGGCAAAACAGCACCCGCACCATCCGTCACATCAGGGTTTACCTCTAGATACGGCCAGTTCTGCGTATTTGCCGTCTTCCACTGGTTCTCGTACCCCTCAAACTGCCCGCCATAGCCAATGAACGGTGCCTTGGGAGCCAGTGCCAGCATCTCGGCCTCTTGGCTGACCCAGTAGTTGTACATGCGCTGGGCGTCCTTGGCATTACGCACCAAGCCCGACACATACATCTTGCCGTCCACCTCAAATTCATTGCCGACAACGCGCACCACCGGAATCCATTTCCCGGCCCACTCGTTCTCTTCCAGAATCTCATAGCCATTGATCTTGCAGCGGCGCACTTTCTGCACATCCACCAGACGGCTACGCATAGGCTTCATGCCTTGCGCTTCCATCTGCTTGGCCTGCGGCGACCCGGCAAACGCCGATACATTGCCATAGTACAGATTCAGCGTTTCCTTCTTGTGGTCAATGTAAAAATACTCGGCAATCCGTACAGTATCCTCATTCACCCACTGCGCCAGCGTCTGATCGCCCACACCAAGCTGTTGAAGCGAGGAAATGGGCTGTGCATCCGGGTACATCCGCTCGTAGTCCTCTTTCATCACGTCTTCCGTGATAAAACACCACTTGGCATCCGACCCGCAGGGGTCTTGGATCATCGGATCCATGTACACACTGAAGCTATTGCGTACCCGGACAATCTTGATGTCCTGGTCAAACGAGTCATCGTCGCAATACTCCGTCACCAGACGGATGTAGCCCTCGCCATAGGCCACCTGATTCTCACAGGCCGTGTCATACGCCACATCAGCATCACTGATGTACTCAATATGACGCACCATGCCATCAAATATCTCAGCCACCTCAATATCAGCCTTGTCATCCGCAGGAATCACCTTCCCGCTTGGCCGATTCTGGCGCTGGTCATTTGTGACCTGACGCACATGCTGTGGCAGCTTGTTGATTGTCAGGCAAGGCCGCGCATTGATCGTCTGACCCTGCACAGCCCCCCGAGTCGCCAGTACATCAGCCGGCCACTGCCAGTGATTGTCTGGACTACCGGCAAAAAACCGCAAATCATCCAACTCATCCTCGCGAGACTCTGAATAGGCCGAAATCGCCATATTCAGACGACTACGCGCCAGTTCCAGAATTGCTTTCTCGCTCATTTTTTACCTTTAGGTGCTGGTTTTGTTGCCATTTAAGCCCCCATCCAACTGGTTAGAACGGCTCCATTTTGCATGTTTCGGCGTGGAGCGTTCCGCTCATTGTATTCCCGATGCGCCACAGGGAACGCAAAAGTCACACAAATCGCATCTGCCGCATCCGGGGACGCCAGACCCCTAGCCTTCATTTCCTTCTTGGACTCCAAAAATATAGTCCCTCTGGAATCAGGCTTCATCATAGGCGAGATCAGGTCAGTTTTCAAGAACCGATCATTTGGAATGCTCGCACTCTTCAACCACTCCCGCATCTCCCCCCACATCTGCGCTCTCATATTCCCATACATGATAGGGTTCTTGGCCTTGTTCCCAAAATTCACACCCTTCACCTTGTACCGCTGCTCTTTCAACCTATCCACAATCCCCGCCCCCAGACCACCCTCATCAATCACCACCAATGCCGGCTTGAACTCCTCAATCACATCAATCACATGCCCCACCACCGCCATCGTGTCATCCCCCCGGTGCCGCATGATCTTCACAATATCCCGACCCTGCCTCACCGCAATCACCGTTGCATCTGCCCCAAACCGCGCAGGGTCGACGCCAACAATAATCGGCGCTGACTGATCCTTGTACTTGGGCCGCTTCATCGCCTCATCCACCACCAGCGCACTAATAAACTGATCATCCCCCGCATTCGGGAACCAGCCATACACCTCCACATGCGCCTGACTCGAATCCGGCCCGTATTCCGCAATGATCTGCTCATACACCGCCTTGTCCGTCCCCTCCACCGTCCTCGC